GGGTCTGGTGTTCGGTGATCTGCAGCAGGCGTACGTGGTCCGCACGGTGAAGGACTTCACCCTGGTCACCGCGAACGAACTGTTCGCGGGCACGGGCCAGGTGGGTTTCCTCGGCTGGGGCCGTTACGACGGTATGGTGCAGGACCCCAACGCGGCCGTCTACGTCACCTCGCACTCGTGACCCTGGTCCTGATCGTGTACGTGATCGTCGCTCTGGTCGGAAGGATCTGAGACGTGAGTGCGCCTATGCAGAAGTGGTCGGAGAACCCGGTCACGCTTGCGGTGCTGATCGTAGGCGCGCTCACGTTCACCCTGTCGATGGGCGTGATCACCCTGCTGTATGCCGGCAAGGACGTCCCCGACTGGTTCTCCGCGCTCGTCGGGTCGGGGATGGGGTCGCTGGCGACGTTGCTGGTGTCGCGGCAGAACGTCCCACCTGAGGCTCCGAGAAGGGACACTTGATGGCCCTATACCCGGACTACATCACGGCGGCCCAACTCAAGGCCCATCTGCGGATCAACGACACCGCGGACGACCTAGCGATCGGGATCGCAATCACCGCTGCGTCGCGGGCCATCGACCACTCCACAAACCGTCAGTTCGGCCTCGCCACCGCGCCGGTGGCGCGCGTGTACACGTGGACCGGTGGCTACATCGAGGGCCTGCCGGCGGTTGAGGTGGACGATTTCATGACGACCACGGGGCTCGTGGTGAAGCTGGATCAGGCCGGTCAGGGGACGTACGGGTCGGCGTTGACGGGTGTCGACCCGTGGCCGTGGAACGCGGTCGCGGACGGCAAGCCGTACACGCACCTGGTGTTCCGCTCCTACGCCTCCGCGTTCCCCACCCCGTTCTCCCAGGGGGTGCAGGTCACCGCCAACTGGGGGTGGACGACGGTCCCGACGATCGTCGTCCAGGCCACCCTCATTCAGGCGGGTAGGTTCTTTGTCCGGCGTGACTCCCAGTACGGGGTGGCCGGCTCACCCGAGACTGGGACGGAGCTGCGCCTGTTCGACCGGCTCGACCCGGACGTTGCGCTGATGCTGACCACGGTGCGCCGCTGGTGGGGGGCGCGCTGATGGCGAACATCTCAACGGTCATGGACGACATCGGGACCGCGCTCGCCACCATCACCGGGCTGCGCGTGTACGACTTCCCACCGAAGTCGGCCCAACCGCCGTTCGCGTTCGTCGACATGCCGGACAGCATCGAATACGACTGCACGTACCAACGCGGAACCGACCGGTGCAAGCTCAACGTGGTCGTCGGAGTCGCGGACGTGGTGGACCGCTCCGTGCGGGACCAGATAGCGGCCTACGCCGCAGGCAGTGGCGCGCAGTCCATCAAGGCCGTCCTGGATGCTGCAGCGATCGGGCAGACCAGGCGCGTGGTGTCCGCAGACTTCCGGCCCATCGTGGTCGGCGGAGGAACGTACTTCGGTGCCGTGTTCGAGCTTGACATAGTGTTTTAGAAGGGAATCGGGATGGCTACGCACGGCAAAGATGCGTCCTTCAAGCTGGAGGACAGCGCGGGGACCACGCTGCGGGACCTGTCGTCGAACCTGACCAACATCGCGTGGGGACGGCAGAACGACACCCACGACACGACCGCGTTCGGCGCGGAAGGTCACACGTTCATCACGGGCCTGACCAACGGCAAGATCACCATTACGGGTTGGACCGACTACTCCGCGACCACGGGCACCATGACCGTCGTGGACTCACTCGTGGGCCTGGACGCGATCACGGTCGGTTTCGAATTCGGCCCGCACGGCACCACGACCGGCAACGCGAAGTACACCGGTGAGTGCATCCTCGAATCCGTGGACGTGTCGGACCCGGTTGCGGACCTGGTGTCGTTCGTCGCGGTCCTGCAGATCAGTGGCGACGTGACCAAGGGCGTGTTCTGATGTTGCCTCAGGGGAAGATCGGGACAGCGAAGGTGGAGCTGTCCGGAGGTGAGGTGGAGATCCACTCCCTCACGATGGGGCAGTCGATCATCGCTGGCAAGCTTGAAGGGTCCGCACGTGTCATCGCGTGCATTTCCTTTGCCACCGGCACGGACAAGCGTGACGTCGAGGAGTGGCTTGAGACGGCCCCCGCCGGGGACGCGACGAAGCTGCTCAACGCCATCACCGACGTGTCCGGTCTGTCGGCGGAGGCCCAGTTTCAAGAGCGACCGTGACATGTTCCTGTCCTCTGTCGGGCAAGCGTCGGACGTGGACATGTTCGCGTTCCACCTCGCTGAGCGGTTGGGGAAGACCCTGGGCGAGTTGGAGCACATGCCGCGTTCCGAGTACGCGGCATGGTCGTCCTACTACAAGGTGAAGACGCAGCAGGAGAACTTGGCGAGGAAGGCCGCGACCCGTGGGTGAGATCCGGTTCAAGGTCACGGGCGTGGAAGAGCTGCACCTCGCGTTGGCGGAGGTGGCCCGTGAGGCACCGGAGATCATGGACGCAGTCACCGCCGACGTCGCCGCTGGTGCCGTCGAGGACGCCCGCAGGCTCGTGCCGCACCGGTCCGGGCGCGCTGCGTCGTCCTATCGGTCGCGGGGGCACGTGGTCACCTTCGGCGGTGACGTCCCGTACGTGCCGTGGCTCGAATTCGGTGGCGACGTCGGGCGCAAGGGCGCGACTCACCGCGCGAAGGTGAAGGGTGGGCGCTACTTCTATCCGTCGCTCACCAAACGGCTGAAGGACCTCGAAGACATCGCCGTCGACATGATCGAAGCCATGACCAGCATCGAGGTGGACTGATGGCGCGTCAGATCGACATCAACCTGAACGCGGAAACGCGCGGGTTCGAGGCGGGTATGAAGTCCTCCGCCGACGCGGTGGACCGCCTAGACAAGCACCTAGACGCCGCAGAAGGCGGCACGAAGAAATTCGACGCAGCCCTCGACAAGACCTCCGACGGGCTCGAAGGCGCCACCGGAAAGTTCCGTTCCACGGCAGACCTCGCCGGTGGCCTGGGCGACGTCCTGGGGATCCAGGCCGCCGGCCCCATCGCCGGGTACGCCATGGGGTTCGCGGACATCGCAGACGGCCTTGGGGGTCTGCTCGCGCCGGCGCTGCAGAAGGCGAAGGGTGCGTTCGTCGCGATGAACGCCACCCTCATGGCGAACCCGATCTTCCTGGTCATCGCCGCGATCGCCGCACTGGGTATCGCGTTCGTCGTCGCCTACAAGAAGTCCGAGACGTTCCGCAAGATCGTCAACGCCGTGTTCGGCGCGGTGAAGCACGGGGCGGGCGAGTTCGTCGAGTTCATCGAGGACGCCGTGACGAAGGCCGCGAAGGTGATAGCCCGGGTCGCGGACATCATCACCACTCCCTACCGCCTCGCGTTCAAAGCCATCGCGTCGGCGTGGAACGCCACCCTAGGCGGGTTCCACATCGGCATCCCCGGGTTCATGGGCTTCGGCGGGTTCGACTTCACCATCCCCAACCTCCCGATCCCCGCCCTCGCGAAGGGCGGGCCGATCAACGGGCCCGCCCTCGTCGGGGAGAAAGGCCCCGAGCTGTTCATGCCGAACAGCGCCGGCACGATCATCCCCAACCATGCCCTCGGCGGGACCAACGTCACCATCGTCATCGAGACCGGGGCGGCGGACCTGGACGCGTTGATCCGTAAGCGGGTGCGGGTCCTCGGGAACGGCAACGTGCAGACCGCGTTCGGGTGGCGCTGATGGCCGCGCCCGTCACCGTCCAGGTGCAGCTGTACCTCAACGGCGCATGGACCGACATCACCTCCTACGTCCGCCAGCAAGCGGGAATCGACATCACCTACGGCATCCAAAGCGAAGGGGCCGTAGCCGACCCGTCGTCGTGCACGATCGTCGTGAACAACCGCGACGGCAGGTTCTCCCCCCGCAACACTGCCGGCGCGTACTACCCGTACCTGAAGCGGGCCACCCCCCTGTGGGTGAAGGTCAACGGGGTCACCAGGTTCGTGGGTCGCATCCCCGACTTCGCGTCACGCTGGAACGAGAACGGTTCCAACGTGTACATGACCATCACCGCACACGGCCTCATGCGCCGGCTCGCGCACGCGTCCTCCCTCGACTCCACCCTCACCACCACCATCCGCCAG